CCTTCTCCAACACCTCTACCTAATGCTCTGCCATAAATCTTTTTGCTAGTGTGGAACATAATGCTTTGTTTCGTTTCTTTCATACGGAATAGTGTTGCTCCCTCTTGTTGTTCTTTACCAGTATAAAAAGCAACGATGTGGATTTGATTAAAATAATCATCCATATTGTCGTTGTCTTCTAGGTAATGTTCAGGTAACGAACCTCTAACAACATATACTTCAATGTTTTTGGTTGTTACTCTGTTGTCAAATCCTGGATTTCCAAAAGATTCTTTTACAGCTTCTGCTTGTAGAATTAACTCATCTATTGTGGTTGTTGCTCCGTTCTTCTCATCACCCCATCCTTTAGAAGCCATTGAACGTAGTTTGTCAGGTGAGAAGTTAAACTTAGTGGCTATTACGCCTCCCATGATGTCTGTTTGGTCGCAGAATGCTATTGATGGCAAATAGACAACCTCTGGGTGTTTCTCGCCCTTTTGTACTAATACGCCACCATAATCAACATCTTCTTCAGTGATTTCATCTAGTAGAGTATCTAGGTTATTTTCTTTGACATAAACTTCATCGTGGTATTTCTTTATTAAAAATGATAAAGCTCTGCCTCCTTTTTGTTCTATGAAAAATACTATGTCCTTAACTTCTATGTCTTCTGACCAGTAAGAGAGATTAAGGATTGGTTCTATTATATTATTAAAAGCCCTTAACCAGTTGTTTTCCCCTGAATAGAACTTGCTATTCTTTAGATGGAAAATCATCTGTACATGGTTTTTCATGTTCCAGTTCCAATTATCTCCAACGCTAATCTCTTCTGTATCGTAAGCTGACTCTTCGGATTTGACAAAACTATATATATCCTTTTCTATCATGCTTGTATTGCGTTTAATTTATATACATTTGACCCAAATGTACCTGTTTTTCTATGGCAATCAACACATAAAGTGCGACCATTTAATAATTCAAATCTTAATTTTGGAAATAATGAAAATGCTTTTATGTGGTCTGCATTTAATACAACAGCTTTCCCATTGCCACTCCTTGTTCCACATTCTTGGCAAGTGTAATTATCTCTTTCAAAAACTGCTGTTCTCCATAAACGATATTTAAATGAATTTCTAATTACTTGATTTATTTGTGTTAATCCACCTTTCCATAAATAACTTTTTTCGCCTTGGTGTAATTCACTCATTTTTTGTCTTGTTTCAATAGAATGTCTGCGACCAGTACTTGCCTTTCCTATATTTTCTACCCATTCTTTTGATAATATTTTACCCAACATCCATTTACCATGTCCATTAGCCTTTGCTATTTTGCTTATCTTTATGCAAGTTTCTACTGATAGTTTTTTACCTTTAATAGATGCCCCGAAACATTTACGAGAACAAAATCTACCTTGTCCTTTTTTAATAGAATAATGATGAACCATAAAAGGTTTATCACAAAACTCACAATTCTTTTCAAACTTAGATTTGCCTCTTATTGTATTTCCTTTTTTAAACAAATGTTTCATTTATTGAAATTACTAAATAACATTATAATATTTTTCATCGCTATATCTTGCATTGTTTGTCCAGTCTTGCCCCATAAGCCCATCACTATTCTTGGTTGTATTATTCTTTCTTTTTTTAGTTCACCTTTTTCAAGTGTCAAAACTCCTAATGTTTTTGCTACTGGTGGTTTTAGTTTTTTAATAACCTCTTCAACAGTTTTACCTTCTGCTGTGTAGTATCTACTAAGAAGTTTTAATGTTGCTTTTATTTTAATTGTTTTCTTTACCATGTTATTCCTAAATCTTTTGCATTAACAAAACCTTTTGTACCTTTATCTTTTGCAAGAGCATCAAACTGTTGCAAATCGCTTACTACTTTTCTTTTAGGTCTGTTAGCAAACTTTGCATCAATCTCTTTTGCTACTTGAAGTCTAATCTTGTTGCAATCCTCACAATAATAATTGTCAGGTTCTGTGGATTGATATTCTTTTTTACATTTAACGCACGAAACTTTGTGTAACTTTTCCATTATACCATACTTTTAATTATTTTCCTAATAACTTTTCACAACCTTTTATTTTTTTATAATCTTGTGTAACTTCTTCACCCTTATATATCTTCTTTAATGCCTTATCTGTATAAGCATCATAGTTTGGCTTATCACTATGTTGAATGAACATCTGCATTAAAACATCAGGCGACATAAAGTGTGAACCATTTATTACTTGTGGGAAGTGTTCTAGTATCATCTCACTTATTTCGGGGCGTAACTTGTCAAAATCCTTATAGGGTATATCTACAAGACAAGGGATAGCAGTAGCATATACTTTCTCGCCCTTTCTAATATCTCTTATTGCTCCTACAACTACTTTGCCTGCTGATGCTCCAAGTTTTAGCTTGACCACATCATTAATCATTACTATTGCTTCTTTCATTTTCTGTTTCCTATGCTTTTCGTCAGCTTTTTGTTTCCTTTCCTCTTGTCTTTTTTCTGCTCTAGTTAATCTTTTCTGTCTTTTTTCATCTGTTAATTTATCCTTTGTCATATAATATTAAGTTTTGTTTGTTAATGATAATAGAAATAATCTTTTTCCAGTCTTGGTATTGTGCAAAGTCTTTAAAGCCCAGTTCTTTTATCATGTCTGCTTTCTTCTTGACTTTGATTTGACATCGTTTGCATTTGATAAAAGCTTTGATGGTTGCATGCTTGTGGTCTGAAACCATTGTGTTGGCTAACTTCTTTTCTATCTCTTTAAAGTTCTTAGGGTCTTTTACTTCATCAGGTAATCCCTCAAAGACAGGATTTTCTTTAGCTTTTGCTATTTGTTTATGTATCTTTTTCATCAATAATAATAATCTCCTAAATGAAACACCTTGACTGTTCTATCACACCAGACATCAAATCCTGCCTCTCTTGCTATCTTACAAAACCACATATCATCTCCTGTAATGCAGTTGCCTTGCTCATCTGCTTCATAGAAGAACCAAGGATGTTTGAGTTTCTTGAATACTTCTGTCTTGATTAAAAGAAACCCTGTTGCTATTCCCTCACACTTAACAAAATCGCCTTCCTCTGCCCCTATAACAGTTCCCTCTAGGGGTAAAAGCTTTTTGTTGTAGTCTGCACCAACTATGTCCTTTTCTCTCGCTACAAGGCGGTCTAGGGCGTCTGGTTCAAAGAACACATCGCTGTCTACAAATAGCAGATGAGAAAAACCACCATCTAGGGCTTGTTGTGCTAATCTCTCACGACCCAAGTGGATATAACAAGTTTCATATAACAATACTGTTGTGGGTGTCTTCATTCTAGCAATAGCATAGAATGTTCTTGCTTTTATTGTTCCGTTGCTTGGTATGCCTAATGCTATTCTCATAATCCTATATTTGTTTTCTTCTTCTTAGTTGGCTTGGCTACATGGGGACAACTATCCCATCCTTCCCTGCAACATATGGGAATGTGTATAGTAACCTCTTCGCCAGTTTCTAATCTTCTTATTGTTGGCATTGGTTTTACTTCTACTTCTTCTTCCATGTTTTTTGTTTATAATGATTAACACCCATAATTCGGAAAGAGCCATCATCTTCAATGTCTAATAAGCAACTAAAAAAGTCTTCACAGTATGCTTTGACTTCTTCCCAATCCTTCCAATACATTTTTACCTCTCCTTTAGGAAAGTTTTTTCTGTTTAGTCTTTTAAACTCTCTTATTTTGTCATCTGGTGTTTTTTCTATTTTGTCATGCTCCATGTTTTTATTTTGTTCTCTTTATTAATATCATAACAATCAATAGTTAAATATTCTTTTCCTTTAAGAGCTTCTGCAATGTTTTTAGTTCTGACTTCGTAGATGTGTTCTGCCTTGCTTCGTGATAAGTCTTGCATCCTCTTAACCATGTAATTTGTAAAAGATTTGATGTTGTCTTCTTTGTTGCGAACACAAAGTATTACATCTGGGTTTAACTTCATGTAATGGTCTAGTAGTTCAGGGAAGTCTGCTATGCCTGGGTCTTTTAAGCCCCAAGGTTCGCTTCTCTTTGCTACCAGAATGTCAAACCTCTCTTTCCATAGCTTTAACTGCTCTCCTTTTGGGTTCTTATCTAATCCCAAGACAACATACATCATGTTAAGTTCTTGGAAGTCTCTGTCTTCAAAGTATCCTCTTTTGTTAAACTGGTCACCTATGTGGTGTCTGTGTCCCATGTTCACTCCTAAATCCATGAGTGCATGAGCTACTTCGCTTGTTCCACATCTTCCAACTCCTGCTACAAATATCATAATGCAATATTTGTTTTCTCTCTAGGAGCTTGATGAATAATAATGTCTGACTTCTTGTTGTGCATTGATGCTATTGCATAACTCACTGCATCCATAGCATGACTCCATGTATGGTCTGGTTCATTCTTTGGGTTGCCGTCTTTGTCTTCAGCCCAAGCATAATTCTCATAGCTTTCCCATACATTCTTACTTCTTCTGGTTACATAAATCTTCTTCTGTGTAGTGGCTTTTATTCTAAAGCTCACACTGTCCTTGCCTTTCTCTGCTCCTAATACGCTTATCCCATACTTGTTTTGTTCAGCTATGCTCTTTGGTTCTGCACTATCAGCTATGGTTGTGGCTTTGCCTACTTCCTTAATCTTTCCTGCTAGAAACTCATTTGTTAAATAATTCCCATAAGCTAACTCATCTATGATGTATGACCCATTCCAGTAATAGATTGCTACTGCACAAGCTGGGTCAGGAAACCATCCAAAATCAACACCAAACTTCACTAACCTTGCTTCTTGTGGGATATTGTCTATCAACTGCCATCCTGTATAAATCTTTCCTCTTACTTCATCTGGGGCTAATCCTTCTATGACTTGCCAATAATAATTTGGTTTCCAGTTTTTATAGTTCTGATAGCGTTCTTGCGTATGTTCATCAAGGTTTACGGCATTTTCTCTCCAAGTTCCGCCAATGTATATTGTGTCTTTTAAATCCTTTTTAATTGATGGAATATAAAAACCTTTTGCTTCTTCGTGTGGAGTTAAATCAAAATGATTTTTTAATATCCAATGATTTTTAGGTGGCGTGTTTAATGTAAAAATTATTCTTATTCTACCTTTGATTGTTCTTAAAGTATCATCTAGCTTGGTAAATTCTTCTTCGCCAACTTCTTCGGCTTCTTCAATCCATACAAAGTTATAATTAGCAAGTGATTTAAGTCTTGCTGTTAGTGAGCCACTAGATGATTTAAAGCCATGAACTCTCAAACTATTTTGACCTTTTGTTACATCATCATCTGTTATATGAAAAGTATTTTGTATCTTTTGTTCAAATATTCTATCCCTTATCTCACCAAGACAAGATGCCTCAACATCTGACCTAACTGCTCTCATTATTGCACCTCTTGTATATTCTTTTGAAATGAGCTGACTTATTGAATAACTACTTGCTGTCCATGACCTTCCATTTCCTCTGCCTCCCATGAGAAAAGCATAACGCCAATTCTTTTCTTCCCATAAAGGAAGATGGCTCTCATGGATTTCAAAACTAGCTCTCATTTTCTTATAGTAATATCACAACCTGTTATTTCTATGCTTTCTGTTGGATTCCCACCTAATAATTGAATCTGTTTTTGTAAAGTATCTACTGCTCTGACTAAGACTTGATATTGTTCAGTATCTTTTTTCTTTAATTTCATTGCTTTCAATACTTCTTGAAGCTCTTTTTCATATTGTTCTAGTAATGGTTTAGCTTCTTCTTTGTAACCTTTGCTTTCAGTTAAATTTTGGGGAGTATTTATTGTATTTTCACTATATCCAACATCCCTCATGGCTTTAGTTACATTACCATGATTTCCCACGATTTTCTTTACAGCTTCTTTTTGCTTAATTGTTGCCATTGTTTTACTGTGCTTCTTTATCAGCAGGCATCTTTGTTGTTGTATCTCCTGCTGTCTTAGGTGTGCCTAATTGACTACCTTCGTGTGTAGGTACTCTTGGTGATTGACCAGAACCAACTCTCTTTGATGGTTCTTGTGCTTTTTGTTCTTCTCTATCTATTTTTATTTTTGACATAGTTTTTTATTGTTTATTTAATGACGACCTTTATTATTAACTCCTTGTATAG